TTCGCTGGTTTTAACAAGCCTAAGCGCACTCCAGGTGCCAACAAAAAGTTTGCCGTACTTGCTAAGAAAGGCGATCAGATTAAGATAGTCCGTTACGGTGATCCCAACATGGAGATCAAGAAGGACAACCCTGAGAGACGTAAGTCATTCCGTGCTCGTCACAATTGTGATACTGCAACAGACAAGTTCTCAGCACGATACTGGTCATGTAAGAAATGGTAGCTAAGCGTAATTACAAAAAAGAATACGCTAACTACCACAGCAAGCCCGCACAGAAGAAGGCTAGAGCCTCACGTAATTCAGCACGAGCTAAAATGATGGCTGGCGGCAAAGTCAAAAAAGGCGATGGTAAAGATGTACATCACACAACAGGTAATCCATTAAACAATAGTCGGCTATCTGTGCAACCACGAAGTGTTAATCGTTCGGTTGCTAGAACTAAGACTGCTCGTAAAAAGAATCCAAGGAGTTAATCGCTATGGCAACTAGAGGCCAGCAGAAACGCAAAAAATTAAATGTTGAACTTTCTAAAGAAGAACTAACTAAATTAGAAAAAGAAGCAGAAAAAAAGTCCGAAGCCCGCAAAAGGTTGAGGGAGGCTGCTAAAAAATCTCCTGCTGGAACTCGTCGCTCTAGAGTGCAAGCTCGTCGCATTGCAGAAAAAAATATTCCTAAAGGCGTTCGCAGTATGATGATTTCTCCAGCACAAGATGCCAGAAATCGTAAAGATGCGGAACTTCGTACAGAAGACCGTAAAAAGAATACTCGTGGACCGCAGAGACCAGCACCGAAAGGAACACTTTCTAGTATTACGAAAACATCAGCAGATGGTCTTAAGTTGGCTAAAAAACTTGCTCGTGCTACAGGAGTGTTAGGTCTTTTGTCTGCAGAAAAGCTAGGTGACGGAAGTTTGTATAAAGGCAAAAGTGAAGCTGAAGTATCTAGAATTATAGAACAAAAAGCAAAATCTGCGAAACAAGAACAACAAAAACAAGACAAAAAACGTGTAGATGCAGCTACTAAGGCCCGCAAGACAAAAAATTACAATGTGGGTGTGTCTAGAGGTGGCGTATCATTTAAAGAAGCATTCCGACATTTCCGTAACAAAGGTGCTAAAACCTTTACTTGGAACGGTAAAAAATACACCACAAAATTAGCGAAGTAAAAAGGATTAAATAATGCCAAACGCACCAGCACCAATGGAAAAACCAGATCTTCCTGAGTTGTACGAAAAAGAGTTTCTTCAGGCCGACATGGAAATAATACCGCAAAAGCTTGTTGACAAGTACGGCACATCAAATCCTGCGGAATTAAAATCTCGTATTGTCCAAAGCGGGTTACGGGAGCTTAGTAAAAAAGAAGGTCGCCCTGACATGATGGATGGCGGTATGGCTAAAGGGAAAGGCGGCAAGACTTACCAACACAACTACGCTACAGGCGGATCTGTAGTAGATGATTTAAAACCTATTCCTGCTGACAATAAAGGATTGCCAAACTTACCTAAATCTGTACGCAACAAAATGGGCTTCATGAAAAAAGGCGGAATGGTAAAGGGCCGTGGCTCTAAATAGTATAGCCGAAGAAATACGGCAGTGGTCTAGAGAGTTTTTAGAAGTCCCATCGTCCATGCTGAACGGGTTGCCACCATGCCCATATGCAAAGAAAGCTTGGCATGAAGACAAAGTTAAGTTTGATATTAATACTGGACTTGATGGTCTAGTTAAGCAAATAGAAGAATATTTCACACATCCGTATGACATTGTCATATGGGCGGAAGAAGAATATCCCGACATGGAGTACCTTGATGGTTTTTGTGATGGGATTAACGAGGTTCTTTCAGCTTTGGGTAAAGACATTCATTTAATGTTATTTCATCCAGACTATAGTCCCTCTGAAGCAGGGTTGTATTTTCTAGAAGATGTAGAGTGTTTGAATGACTCAGAGCTTGATTACGCAATGGTGTTTATTCAGCGGCTGTCTGTTCTAGATGATGCGGCAATGAGTCTGGAGAAAAGTGGATACTACAAGCACTTTCCAAAAGATATATACGAAAGTTTAGTTCTATACAGAAGAGGATTACGAAATGCCGGGTAAGATGAAGTCTGCCAAGAAAAAAATGATGCGCGGTGGCGGAATGGCTAAAACTGCTAAGAAAAAAATGATGCGTGGCGGAATGTCCACCAAGAAGAAGATGATGCGTGGCGGTGGAATGGCTAAGACCGCTAAAAAGAAAATGATGCGCGGTGGAATGTCCACTAAAAAGAAGTAGTCCGTGCTAAAGATTCAAGTAAAAGAATCTGAAATACATGGATTTGGAGTATTTGCTTCTGGCTTTATAAAAGAGGGTGAAATCATTGAGTATTGCCCTTTTATTCCTATAGAAAAAGATGAAGTAGAAGATACTTCTATTTTAAATGATTACTTCTTTGGTACTCCGTTTACAGACGATGAAAGATCAATAGCCCCTTTAGGTTATGCAATGCTTTACAATCACTCAGATACTCCAAATGCTGAGTGGCAGGCGCACGAAGAAAACACGGATTTAATTGTGTTTATTGCGTTAGAGAATATACCTAGTGGTACAGAAATTTTTCATAGCTATGGGGATGACTACTGGTCCAGCAGAGATGATGATAATGAGTAAACAAAGTAAATCAATTCTTAATAAGGTTGTCAAAAGTTTGAAGAAAGCTTCTAAATCCCATGCAAATCAGGCAAAAAATTTAACTAAGGCTACTAAAATGTTGAGTGGCGGTAGGGCTAAGTCAAGTCCAATGAATGCAGTCAACATGGCAAAGGGAGGGAGTACAGTCAATGCCGCAGGTAACTACACACGACCCGGTATGCGCAAGCGTTTATTCAACTCAATTAAGGCAGGCGGAAAAGGCGGTGCACCCGGACAATGGTCAGCTAGAAAGGCTCAGATGCTTGCAAAACAATACAAAGCAAAGGGTGGCGGATACAGGTCATGAAAGCACCACAACGCAGTCTGAAAGCTTGGACAAAGCAAAAGTGGCGTACCAAGAGTGGCAAGCCATCTACTCAAGGCCCGAAAGCTACAGGGGAGCGTTATCTACCGGAGAGAGCTATCAAGGCTCTTTCGGCCAAAGAGTATGCCGCTACTACGAAAGCCAAGCGAGCGGGCAAGAAGAAAGGCGCACAGTTTGTTGCACAGCCTAAGAAAGTGGCACAGAAAACTAGAGCATATAGAAAGGTAAAGTAAAATGGCCCGTCAATTAACAGAAAAACAACAGAAGTTCCTAGATGTGCTTTTTGATGAGGCACAGGGTAATGTTGTGCAAGCCAAAAAGTTGGCAGGGTATTCGGATCAAAATTCAACAACTGAAATTGTTAACACATTAAAAGAAGAGATCATTGAAAAAACAAATCTGTACCTTGCTAGAAATGCTCCTTTAGCCGCTGTAGCAATGACTGGTGCTTTAATTGATCCTACTGAATTGGGCATTAAAGAAAAAATGCAAGCGGCAAAAGAAGTCATGGATCGCGTAGGCATTATTAAATCAGAAAAAATACAAGTAGAGGCTTCGGGTGGAGTAATGATCTTACCACCTAAAAACGCTGAATAGATATGACAGATAGATCTGCTGGTAAGTGGATACTTCCTCAACCAGAAAATATAGTTAATGATGACGACTTTCTTGCGATACCTAGAATTGCTAGAACAGTTCCATTTGGGTATACAGAAGATCCTGAAGATAGCGACATGCTGTTGCCTATTCCGCGTGAACTTAGAGCGTTAGAAAAAGCTAAAGAATATTTAAAACAATACAGTTACAGGGAAGTCGCGAACTGGCTGACAAAACAGACAGGTCGAAGTATTTCACATGTAGGACTAAAGAAACGAGTCGAAAGTGAGCAATCAAACAAAAGACGAGTTGCAACTATCCGCGAGTGGGCCAGAAGGTACAAAAAGGCCATCGCGGAAGCGGAAAGGATTGAAAAAACCCGCATCGGCGCGACGAAAAGAACCGAAGGTTGTAGTCCAACAGAATCCTACTGAGCAAGAAGAGTTTGAACCTATTCGGCCAGAAGAAGAACATAATGTTATCTTCAAACCAAATCCGGGTCCGCAAACAGAATTCTTAGCGGCGGGTGAAAGAGAGGTATTGTATGGAGGTGCCGCAGGCGGTGGTAAGTCTTATGCAATGTTGGCTGATCCTTTACGTTTCATGGGACACCCATCATTCAGCGGGTTATTGCTTCGACATACCACGGAAGAGCTTCGGGAACTGATTTGGAAGTCACAGGAAATGTATCCAAAGATCTGGCCAGGAATCAAGTGGTCAGAAAGGAAGATGCAGTGGACTGCCCCTTCAGGCGCAAGACTTTGGTTTTCGTATCTAGATCGGGACGAAGACGTTATGCGATATCAAGGTTTAGCGTTTAGTTGGGTAGGCTTTGACGAATTGACACAGTGGCCTACTCCATTTGCTTGGAACTATATGCGTTCTCGTTTACGGAGCACAGCAGGCGACTTGCCTGTTTATATGCGAGGCACAACCAACCCTGGCGGTCCCGGACATGCGTGGGTAAAAAAAATGTTCATTGATCCTGCTCCACCAAATAAAGCATTCAATGCAACTGATATTGACACAAACAAAGTTTTAATGTACCCTAACGGACACAGCAAGGCCGGTGAACCATTATTCAAGCGTAAATTTATTCCTGCTATGCTAGTGGATAACCCATACTTGTACGAGCAGGGTGATTATGAGGCAATGCTTCTTTCATTGCCAGAGCATCAACGAAAGCAATTATTAGAGGGTAATTGGGATGTTGCAGAAGGCGCAGCGTTTCCTGAATTCAATAGGTCCGTTCACGTGGTTGAGCCTTTTGATATACCTCGTAATTGGGTTAAGTTCCGTGCCTGCGATTACGGTTATGGTTCTTACTCTGCTGTCGTTTGGTTTGCTGTATCACCTGATCAACAACTTATTGTGTATCGTGAGTTATACGTTAGTAAAGTCTTGGCAACAGATTTGGCAGATATGGTTCTTGATCTGGAACAAGATGACGGGACAATCAAATACGGCGTATTAGATAGTTCGTGCTGGCACAAGCGGGGCGACACCGGCCCATCTTTGGCTGAACAGATGATTCAGAAAGGATGCAGATGGAGACCTTCAGATCGTTCAGCAGGGTCTAGAATAGCAGGTAAAAACGAAATACATAGAAGATTGCAGGTAGATGAATTTACTGAAGAACCTCGCATAGTATTTTTTAACAACTGCACAAACTTAATTGCTCAATTGCCTATTCTTCCATTGGATAAAAAAACAAGAGAAGACGTAGACACAAAAGCAGAAGATCACTTATATGATGCTTTACGTTACGGCATAATGAGTAGACCAAGATTCTCAATTTGGGATTACGATCCTGCACACCAACGTCCATCAAGCTTTGTGCCTGCGGACAATAAATTTGGATATTAAACATGGAAGAAGATGAAATCTACGAAGTAGAACCTGATGCGCAATTAGCATTAGAAGATGTGGACACTCCGCAAGAAGATACTTCAGAACTTCAAAATCTAGTCAGCTTTGTAATGGAGCGATATCACAAAGCAGAGGATACTCGTCGTCAAGACGAAGATCGTTGGTTGCAAGCTTATCGTAATTACCGTGGTATTTACGGGCCAGATGTTCAGTTTACTGAAGCTGAAAAGTCTCGTGTATTTATCAAGGTAACAAAGACTAAAACACTAGCGGCCTACGGTCAAATTATTGACGTATTGTTTGCTAATCAAAAATTTCCTATTTCTGTTGACCCTACTGTATTACCAGATGGTGTGTCTAACGCAGTCAATTTTGACATGCAACAAAAATCAGAAGGTGTGTCTGAAAGCCCAACCTCTATTTATGGCTTTGATGGCGATGGGAGAAATTTTCCGGCAGGTGCTACTGCGGACTCATTGCGTGAAATAAAACTTGGACCGTTGCAGGAAAAGCTACAAGATGTAGAAAACTTGCAAGAAGGTCAGGGGCTAACAGCAACACAAATTACTTTTGAGCCTGCTGTTTACGCCGCAAAAAAGATGGAAAAGAAAATTATGGACCAGTTGGAAGAATCACACGCTTCTAAGCAACTGCGTTCAACAGCCTTTGAAATGGCACTATTTGGCACTGGTGTAATGAAAGGACCATTTGCTATTGATAAGGAATACCCGAATTGGGATGAGGAAGGGGAATACAACCCTGTTTTTAAAACGGTTCCCTCTACATCCCATGTTTCTGTTTGGAACTTCTATCCAGATCCAGATGCTTCAAATATGCATGAAGCGCAATATGTGATTGAAAGACACAAGATGTCCCGTTCCCAACTTCGTAATCTCAAAAAACGTCCCATGTTTAGATCAAAGGTTGTTGATCAAGTTATTGAAATGGGCGAAGGATACGTCAAGAAGTACTGGGAAGACGACCTTCGCGACTACCAAACAGATTATGATATTGATCGTTTTGAAGTTCTTGAGTATTGGGGAACAATTGATCGCGAAATATTGGAAATGACTGGTGTAGATATTCCAGAAGAGTTTGGAGATATAGACGAAGTACAAGCAAATATCTGGTACTGCAACGGTCGTATCTTACGGGCTGTTCTCAATCCGTTTAAGCCTGCCAACATACCATACTATGCTGTTCCGTATGAGCTAAACCCATACTCATTCTTCGGGGTCGGTATCGCTGAAAACATGGACGATACACAAACGCTGATGAACGGTTTCATGCGTATGGCGGTGGACAACGCTGTCTTGTCGGGTAATTTGCTCATTGAAATAGATGAGACTAATTTAGTACCGGGACAAGATCTTTCAGTGTATCCGGGTAAAGTATTCCGCCGTCAGGGTGGTGCACCGGGTCAAGCAATTTTTGGTACAAAGTTTCCGAATGTGTCTTCTGAAAATATGCAGTTGTTTGACAAGGCGCGTGTACTTGCAGACGAGTCAACAGGCTTCCCCTCATTTGCTCACGGACAGACAGGTTCTTCTCTC